CCTGACTTTCCCTCTCTCGCCGCGCTCTGGCCTCACCTCACGGTGTCGGAGATCCCCGTCGGGACGGACGTCTCCGAGTACCTCGACGGGCTCGAGCTCCTCGACGTGAGCGCTACCGAGCAGGGCCTCCTCATCGCCGGGGTGCTGGGCGCTCGCGGCGACGACGGCCGCTACTGCTACCGGCGCACCGGCATCCAGGTCCCTCGACGCTCCGCCAAGACCACGAGCACGAGCGCTCTCGCGCTGGGCCGGATGAAGAACCGGCCGGGCTACCGGATCATCTCCACGGCGCAGACCGGGGATATCGCGCGCCGGATGTACCGCGAGGTGGTCCAGACCCTCGACGCCCACTACGCGGCCGCGGGGATCGACGAGGACGCGCGGCCCTACACCGCTCGCGTCGCGAACGGGACCGAGGTGCTCACGTGGGAGAACGGCTCGACGTGGCGCCCCGTCACCCCGAGCCCGCTCTCCTACCGATCGCAGGCCGCCGACCTCCTCATCTTCGAGGAGTCCGGCCACATCGCGCCGCAGCTCGCGCGCGAGCTCCGCGCGGGCGCCTTTCCCACGATGGACACCCGGCCGGACGGGCAGGTCTGGATCATCGGCACGCCGGGCCCGCAGCGCTCCGGGCTCCTGTGGGACGCGCTCCGCGCCGGACACGAGGGACGGCCGCGTCGCGGCATCGTGGACTTCTCCATCGGGGACGGCCGCTCGATCGTGCGCGAGGACGGCACGGTCGACGAGGATCTCCTCACCGCCGTGCACCCCGGCATCCTCTCGAGGCTGACGACGCTCGACGACCTCCTCGACAACTTCGACGACGGCATCCCCGTCGCGGACTTCGCAGCGGAGTACGCCGGGCAGTGGGCGCCGGACGGCATGACGCGCGCCGTCGATATGGACGCCTGGGGCCTCGCCGCGCTCTCGCCGCAGGATCTCCCCTCGCTCGTCGCCGTCGACCGGTTCGGGCTCGCGTTCGACGTCGACCCCGACGGCCGCACCGCGGCGCTCGTCTCCGCGTGGCGCGACGAGCTCGACGTCGCGCACGTCGCCGTCGTGCACTACGCGCCGGGCACGTCGTGGCTCGCACCGATGGCGCAGGCCATCGCGGAGAAGTACCGCATCCCGATCGGCTACGACCACGTCGGCGCCAACCACGGTCCGGCGCAAGAGCTCGAGCGCGCGCGTCGCGGCATCCAGCTCGAGGGGAAGAACATGCGCGAGATGCAGGGCGCGGCCGCGACGCTCATCGGCAACCTCTCCGACGGCCGCCTCCGGCACTACTCGCAGGCGCCCCTCACCGCGGCCGCAGACGGGGCCACGTGGCGCACGACGGACGGCGGCCGCCTCTTCGGGCGCCGACGGGCGCAGGCGGACGCGGCGCCCCTCGTGGCGGCGTCCGTGGCTCTCGCGGTCTACGACGGGCTCCCGGAGGCGGGCGGGGCCGGGCTCGTTTTCTGACGCCGGCACGCCTGATCTGTCAGAACGATGCTGACATGTCGGCACGATGTGTCATGATGTGCGCGTGTGGAACCCCTTCCGAAAGACCAGCGAGCTCCAGCGGTTCGCGGAGTCTCGCGACCTCGGTCCGGCACACCTCGACGTGGCCTCGCCGTGGACCCCGTCCGGCCTCACGCCGAACATCGTCGTGGCGGACATCGTCGGGAAGTCCGGGCTCCTCACCCGCGCGGAGGCCATGACGGTCCCCGCCGTGGCGAAGGCGCGGCACCTCGTCTGCACCACCCTCTCGCGCTACCCGCTCGTCCAGTACAAGGGCGACGAGCGCACCGCGACGCAGCCCACATGGCTCTACCGCACCGACGGGGACACCCCCGTGCAGATGCGGACCATGTACCTCCTCGACGACCTCTTCTTCTACGGCTTCGGGCTCCTCGCGCTCCGGCGCGGCTCGAGCTCCTCCGCGTTCGGCCCGGTCCTCGACGCCGTCCGCGTCCCCCCGGCCCGGTGGGAGTTCGACGAGGTGGGCCGGATCAAGGTCGATGGCGAGTACCCCGACGGGCGCAACCTCGCGCTCGTCGTCGGCCCGTTCGAGGGGATGCTCGTCGCGGGGTACAAGACGATCACCGGGGCGCTCGCGCTCGAGGACGAGTGGCAGAAGCGGGTCAAGAACCCGACGCCTATCACCGAGCTGCACAACGTCGACGGCACCCGCGTCCTGAGCCGTGAGGAGGCGAAGGAGACCGTGGCGAACTACAACGCGGCCCGCCGCGACCCGGAGGGGACCACGGTCTACACCCCGCAGGAGATCGACCTCCGCGTGCACGGCGACGTCGCTACGGATCTGTTCGTGCAGGGCCGCAACGCGGTAACGCTCGACGTCGCCCGGATGACCGGCCTCCCGGCCGACGCGCTCGACGCCTCGCAGGTGTCGGCCGCGCTGACCTACCAGACCACGACCGAGAGCCGCAACGTGCTCGTGGACACGCTGACGAACATGTGGGCGCAGCCGCTCGAGGCGCGCTTCTCCATGGACGACCTGACGCCGCGGGGGACCCGCATCGCGTTCGACCTGACGAACCTTCTCGCCGTCCCGCAGGCGGCGACCGGACCAGCAACGGAGGACTGAGGAAGATGAGCAGCCGCAAGACGCAGGAGACCGGCCTCGTCGAGGAGACCGCTCCCGAGGAGACCCCGACGCCCGCTCCCGAGGAGACCGCTCCCGAGGAGACCGCTCCCGAGGAGGCCACGACGCCCGCTCCCGAGACGACGAGCCCGGCCGCGCCGTCCTCGAGCTCGCGGAGCTCGAGGCGGGGGCCGCGCCCGATCACCGTCCGCGAGGCGCAGCTCCGGAACGGGGCCGTCTGATGTTCGTCGCCGGGGAGCTCCTCACCGCGAACGCGGACGACCGCACGCTCCGCTACCGGCTCCTGCCGTACGGGCAGGAGGGCCGGACGAGCATCGGCCGCGTCACCGCCTCGCGCGGCGCCGTCACCATCCCGGAGGACGTGTCGCAGCTCGTCGGCAACATCGCGCACGACCGCGAGCGTCCGGCGTCTCAGTTCGTCGCCGTCGAGGAGAGCGACGAGGGCCTCGACGTCGTCGTGCGCGCTTTCCGCACGCGGGCCGGGGACGACCTCCTCGCGGAGGCGACCGAGGGCGCGCGCCGCGGGATCTCCGTCGAGGTGACGGACCCCGTCGTCAGGAACGGCCAGCTCCTCGCGGGCACGCTCTCCGGCGCGGGCCACACCACGACGCCCGCCTTTCCGGACGCGCTCCTCACGGCGTCCGACACCGGCCCCGACCCGGACGTCGACGAGCCCGTCGACGAGGACCCCACCGACCCCGAGATCGACCCCGAGACCGACGAGCACGAGCCCGACGGCACGGACCCCAACCAGGAGGAGAACCCCACCGTGAGCAGCTCCCTCACCGCCGCCGCCGCGCCCGCATCGCTGGGCCTCGGGGGCGCAGCGCCGACGATGACCGGCACGCCCAAGATCACGTCCGCCAACGACCTCTTCGCCACGCTCGCGCTCGCGCACAGCAAGGGCGACACCCGGATGCTCGCAGCGCTCGACGAGGTGGTGCAGGCCGACGCCATCGCGGCGCAGCGCTCCCAGTGGGCGGGCGAGGTGTGGGCGCAGCGCACGCACCGGCAGAAGTACGTCCCCCTCTTCAACCGCCAGCCGCTCACCTCGCTCAAGATCACCGGGTGGAAGTTCGACGTGCGCTCCGGCACGGCGCCGCAGCCTCCGGCCACCCCGACGGTCGGCACCTACGCGGGCTTCCCCGCGCAGCCCACGAGCACCGAGGTGCGGACGAAGGCGGTCGAGATCTTCGCCGCGCGCCTCGCCGGGGCGAACGCGATCGATCGCGCCTTCGTGGACTTCTCCTCGCCGGAGTTCTGGGCGGGCTACTACCGCGAGGCCGCCAACGACCTGAGCCGCAAGCAGGATCTCTACGCGCTCACGCACATGCTCACCGCGGCGAACTACACCGCCGTGGCGGGTGGCACGATCCCGACCGGCGTGTCGACGGCGGCCGCCGCCATCGTCGACGGCGTCGCCGCGATCCAGGACGCGGCAACGCCGGACTTCGCCGTCATGGGCTGGGACCTGTGGCGCGAGTTCGTCCTCACCCGGAAGGAGGACGCGCTCGAGTACCTCTCCGTGGCGCTGGGCCTCGACCCCGCGGAGGGTCGCCTCGACAGCTTCCAGTTCCTCCCGAGCACCGCGACCGAGCTCGTCGGCAAGGTGCTCGTCGGGGCGTCGGAGGCGCACCAGTGGTACGGCGAGAAGGTCGCCCGCGTCGAGACGGTCAACATCGGCACGGGCGGCGTCGAGACCGGCGTGTTCGCCTACCAGGCCGCCAACACCGGCTCCGCGTCCGCGTTCGCGCTCGTCACGCCGGGCGCCGACGAGGTCTGAGCTCCACCCCCGATCCCCGGTCCCGCGCGGTGAACCGTCCACACCGCGCGGGACCGGGCTCCACCCCCTCGAGAGGAGGCGACCCCCGATGACCACATGGAGCACCCCGGCCTACGACGGCTGGGCCACCGTCGCGCAGGCGAAGGCGGACAACGCGCAGCTCCGGCCGCTCCCTGACGCCGTCGTGGAGCGGCTCCTCGCGGCCGCGTACGAGAGCTGCCGTGACTTCGCTCCGCCCGTCGCCGTGGTCGACGGCGTCGGCACGATCCCCGAGAGCTACGTCCGCGCGCAGATCATGCAAGCGGACGCGCTCCGCAAGGCGGGCCTCGTCGGGACCGGAGACAACACGGGCGGGGACTTCCCCGTCACGGTGTACCCGCTCGACTGGAACGTGAAGCAGCTCCTCCGCCCGTCCACCGGCACCCCGGGGATGTGGTGACCGTGGCCGTCACCAACGTCCGTAAGTGGCTCACGGAGCAGCTCGCGCCGCAGCTCGAGGGCTACGTCCTCATGCCGTGGGACCAGGGCTTCACCCCGTCGGCCCCGACCGTCATGTTCTACCGCTCGAGCGTCACAGAGCTCCCCGACGCTCCGCGCTCCGGCGCGTTCGTGAACACCATCACGATGTACGTCGCCGTCCCGACCACGATCGGGGCGGAGGGCCTCGACGAGCTCGACGGCGCGCTCGACGAGGTGCTCGTCGCGCTGCACAACGTCAAGGGCGTGGTGCTCGTCGCGGCGACGTACGAGGTGCTGAACGACACGGTCCCGTGCTTCAAGGTGCTCGTCGAGGTGACGAGCTCGATCCGATCCACCACGTCCGAGGAGGACAACTAGACATGGCCGTTATCGAAGTCGCCCCGATCGTCCTCACGGACGTCTCGCTCCTCATCCCCACCGACGACTACGCCAAGAACGTCTCGTCCGTCGTGCTCACGCCCACGAGCTCCGCCGTGACGTGGAAGGGCCTGGGCAAGAACAGCTTCACCGGGGGCACGACCGCGACCTGGGCCGCCACGATCGAGTACGCGCAGGACTGGGAGACGGCCAACAGCCTGAGTCAGTACCTCATGGACCACGAGGGCGAGACGGTCACCATGACGTTCAAGCCCGTGAGCGGCTCCGGCCCGAGCTTCACCGCCCCCGTCACGATCACGCCGGGCGCGATCGGCGGCGCCGTGGACACCGTCGCCGTCGGCTCCGTGACGCTCCCGTGCGCCGCGAAGCCCACCCGCGTCCCCGCGGGCGGCGGGGCCTGACGAGCACGATGCCGTCGACGCTGCGATTCCGGGACCTGTCGGCCACGGACCAGCGGCTCGCGAAGATGGAGAACGTGGGCTCCGAGATCACGAAGGCTCTCGGGGCCCACGTCCCCGCCATCGCAGCGCGGGTGTGGTCCGAGCCGCAGGTGCTCCAGCACGCGCGCTCGCGCATGGACCGGGCGGCGCTCGCGGGCGCGAGGGTCCGCAGCTCCGCCCGCTCGACGACGATCCGCGCCGCGACGAACCCCCGCATCCCGGCCCCCTGGTGGGCGCTCGAGTTCGGGGACGGCCAGCGCACGAAGGAGACCTACCGACGGCGCTCGCAGCACGGCGGGACGCACCAGGTCACCCGCAACACGCAGGCGCAGCTCCCCGGCCGCAACCGCAAGGGCCGGGTGGTGTACCGCTACATGGGCCCGGCCGTGGCTCGCATCCTCGCCGCCTACGCGGAGACGGCCGTACGCACCATCCACGACGCAGCAGAAGGGAAGTAGCCCGGTGGCATCCTCCGAGATCCGGCAGACGATCGTCGTCGACACCGACACGCGGGCCACGCGCCAGGAGTACGGCCAGCTCCGCCGCGAGATCAAGCGCGAGGCCGACGGCATGGCCGGGGACTGGGAGGCGGCCGCCGCCAAGATCGAGAGCTCGCTCCGCGACGCCGGGGCCCGTGACGACCTCATCGACGCCGCGCGCCGGATCGGCACGCAGGGCCCGACCGAGATCGAGAAGATGCAGCGCGCCCTCCGCGAGCTCGACGACACCGCGCGCGACGTCGCCGGGGACGTCAAGCGCGCGTTCGGGGACAACAGCCTCAGCGGGAACGACCTCTTCGACGCGAACTTCAAGGCGGAGGTGCAGGCGTCCGCGCGCGAGACCGGGGGCGAGATCCTCGGGCAGATCTCCTCCGGCCTCGCGGACGGCACGCTCGACACCGCGGGGCTCGCGCAGGCGCTCTCCGAGGGCGCCGTCGAGATCGGCGCGGAGATCGGCGGCGGCATCGGTGGCGCCATCGCGGCGGGCGGGCTCATCGCGTCCGCGATCATCGGTCAGGTCAACGCGACGAAGGAGGCCGTGCAGCAGACCGTCTCCGACCTCTTCGACTCGATCCTCGAGCAGGGCTCCGCGGCCGCCGTGCAGGGACAGATCCTCGCGAACATCCGCGAGCTCACCGAGGATCAGGCGAAGCTCAACTACTCGACCGAACTCGCCAAGACGCTCAACGCCGACCTCGGGACCGTGCTCCGCGCCCGCGCGGGCGACGAGGCGGCGCTCGCGGAGGTGACGGCCGCCTACGACGCGGCGCAGCGCTCGAACACCGAAGCGATGGAGGAAGGGAGCATCGCGGCGACCGACGGCGCGAAGGCGAACGAGGATCTCCGCAACGCGCTCGAGGACGTGACGAACGACTACGACACGGAGCGGCAGGGGATCGACGCGGCGAAGGCCGCGACGGACGCCTACACCGAAGCGACCAACGCGACCGCGGAGGCGCAGCTCGTCGCCGCGTCCCGTCTCGCCGCGAGCTCCGGCCAGGCGCAGACCTTCACGGCCGTCATCGACGGCGCCACGCGCTCGCTCCAGGTCATGCCGGACGGAAAGGTCATCGACGTCACCGACCAGGGCTCCGTGCAGCTCACGCAGGAGGCCATCAACGGGATCACCGGCAAGGAAGTCCCGCTGACCGCGACGATGGCGCTCTCGCAGGCGCAGGGCGTCGTGGACAGCATCGCCAGGATGCTCCGGCCCCCGACCGTCACCGTTCGATACTCCACCGGGCAGAAGGCGGTCTGAGGATGCCTACGACGATCTCCGACGGCGTGACGAGCGTGACGCCGAACCTCGTGACCGACTACTCGTACACGCGCACCGCGCGCACCATCGTGCACACCGTGCTCGACCGGTCCGACCCCGACACCACCCTCCGGCCCGTCGGGCTCCGCACGGGCTCGCTCTCGATGCTGTGCGCGACGCGCGAGCTCGCGTCCGAGCTCGAGGCGCTGCACCTCGCGCCGGGGCCCCGGTTCCTCACGTCCGACGACGAGCCCACCGCAGACATGACGTACCTCGCCGTCGGCGACCTGGGCACCACGTACGACGCGGACGGCGACGTCTGGCTCGTCACCATCGGATACCAGGAGGTGACGACGTGATCTCCCGCCACGACTACACGCTCGAGATCGTCGGCGCCGGTACGCGCGTGTCGCCGCTCTCCGGCACGGTCACGCTCGACGAGTCCTGGGCGCCGTACGCGCAGAGCTCGCTCACCATCGCGCTCCCGAACGACCCCGCGGTGCTCGAGGCGCTCGACCCCCGCACCGACTCGCGCGTGAGGATCTCGCTCACGCAGCGGTTCGGGGACTCGGCCCCGCTCTCCGAGCTCTCCGAGGAGTTCGCCGGCATGACGCTCGCGGACGTCTCCGCGGCCTGGGACGGGCTCAACCTCTCGGGGATCTCGGGGCAGTACGGGCGGCCCTACAACGCCTTCGGCACCCGCCCGTCGACGAACCGGCGCCTCTTCCTCGGGGTGCGCGACCGGAACGTCCGCTACAGCTCCGCGACCGTGGATCTCCAGCTCGCGTCCGACGAGGCGCGGCTCATGGACCTGGCGAACCTCGACCGGACGCCGCGAGCGCCGGAGGGAGTCACCGTCCGTGGGTGCGTGCAGCTCGTCCTCGACGCGATCGGTGCCGTGCTCACGCCGGGGACCGACGACGGCGTGCCGGAGGCGGACGCCGTCTCGTGGATGCCGGGCCAGACCGCGTGGGACTACGTCGACGCGATCGTGAAGGCGGCCGGGCTCCGCCTGTGGTGCGACGAGGCCGGGCGGTGGCTCCTCACGCAGCCGCTCGCGCCGACGGAGGGCGCGCTCGCGATCTCCGGCTCGTCCGTGACCGAGCTCGAGGAGGACGTCTCCCGCGACGAAGGGTGGTTCGACTCCGTCGTCGTGATCTACCGCTGGCGCGACTCGGGCGGGGTGGAGCGCGAGCGGTACGACATAGCGCAGCTTCCCGACGCGAGCCGCACCTACACCGTCGAGTACAACCGCCCGTGGCCGGGTGACGGCGCGGCCGCCGCGATCCTCGCTCGAGCTCGCGGCCGTGGTCGCATCATGGCGGCGTCGGGCGTCTCGAACTACAACGCGACGACCGGGCAGGCGCTCACCGTCTCGACCGCCTACGCGCCGATCCAGACCGGGCTCACGACCCGCGTCGAGTGGGACCTCGCGACGGACGAGATGCAGGTCCGCTCCCGCGACCTCGTCGACACCCCGCCTTCGGCCTGGGCGCTCATCCCGCCCGGCTACGCCTGGGAGGACATTCCCGTCGGCACAGACTGGACCGAGCTCAACCCCGAGGAGATCTGACCATGGCTACAGGAGACGCCGCTGCAGCGGCCGGGCTCTCCGTCGTCGCGCCCACCGACGACGCGCGGCTGGGCTACGACGCGATCAACCGGCGCGGCGACGAGCTCGCGAACCACATGACGTCCGGCACGCACAAGTGGTCGCAGATCGCGGAGAAGCCCACGACGTTCCCGCCGTCGGCGCACACGCACGCGGCCTCGACGATCCCGACGACCGGCTCCAACGTGCAGACGGACCTCAACTTTCTCAGCACGAGCAAGGCCGACAAGAGCAACACCTACACGACCTCGCAGACGTACAGCCGCGACCAGGTCGATACCGCGTTCGTCGCGCGTGACTCCGCGATCGCCGGGCGCGCCTTCGCCTACGGCGGCGACCCGAACAACGCGCGCTTCTCGGACGGGCCGACCGGAGACGCGTTCAACCGCACGGTGGGAGGCAACCGGTTCGCGACGTGGATGAGCGACGACGGCGGAGTGCGAGTGTTCGGCCGGTCCGTCTCCTCGCGGCGCTACAAGGACGAGATCGAGGCGCACGAGGTGGACGTCGCCGCGGTGCTCGAGCTCGAGCCCGTGACCTACCACTACAAGTCCGACGAGCCCGGCGTCCGCGAGTTCGGGCTCATCGCGGAGGACGTGCACGACGCCGGGCTCCCCGAGATCGTGACGCGCTTCAACGGCCGTATCGACGGAATCCGGTACGACCTCCTCTCCGTCGCGCTCCTCGCCGTCGTCAAGGCGCAGCACGCGGAGCTCGAGGCGCTCGCGGCCCGCGTCGACCTCCTCGAGCAGCTCGAGCCCGACCCCACCACCGACCCCACCACCACGGAGGAGTGACCCGTGCCGCTCGACGTAAACGGGATCTGGCAGTACGAGGAGACCGATCCCGCCTCGACCTTCTCGGACCTCCTCAACCTCGGGACGAGCTCGACGTCCGACGCCGTCGGGGCGCTCGCGGCCCGCGTCGCCGTGACCGAGCTCGAGGACCCCGCGTGGACCGCGCTCACGCTCAACGCCGGGTGGGCCAACGGCGCCGGGTGGCAGCCGCTCTCGTACCGCAAGGTCCGCGGCACGGTGGAGCTCTCGGGAGGCTTCCTCAACCGCGTGGGCTCGTCGCTCGCGGTCACCGCGGGGAGCATCTACGAGATCGCCACGCTCCCCGCGGGCTACCGTCCCTCGACCGTCGTCCCCGACGCGGGCACGCTGGGCGTCGGCGGAGCTCTCGGGTCGTGCGTCGTGCGCGTCGACGGTGACGGCCGCGTCCGGTTCATGTCGCTCGTCGCGAGCGGCACGATGGTCGTCCCCGGCTCCGCGATCCAGAACCACGTCGGCATCGGCCAGGTCAGGTTCGACGCGGCATGAGCGAGCTGCCGTCCCTCGAGCTCGTCCTCACCTGGCCTCAGGCCGTCGTCGCCGTCGTGATCGTGTTCGCGCTCATCATGTGGCCGGGCCTCCTCGCGTGGCTCAACTCGCGCGCGGCCCGCGTCGCCGCGGAGGACACCCGCCACCAGGTGCAGCCCAACAGCGGGAAGAGCATGAGGGACTCGACCAACCGCGTCGAGATCATGGTGTCGACCATGACGACGAAGCTCGACGCCCACATCATCGAATCGACCGCCCACCGCGCGGAGCTGGACGCCCGCCTCGCCGCGCTCGAGCGTCGACGTCGGCGGCGGCGACTAGGTTTCTGACGCCGGCACGGCACTTCTGTCAGCAAACCCCCGACCGAGAGGCACCAGCATGAACAACGCTCTCCGCGAGCTCCTGCCCCGCAGGGCACGCCTCGCGCTCTACGTCCTCGCTGGGACCGGCGCAGCGGCGCTCGCGGCGTGGACGGCCGCGGGCGGTGACTGGGCCGCGTTCGCGGGCTCCGTGCTCGCGTTCGTCGCGTCCGCCACCGCAGGCGCGAACCTCACGCCTCCGGCCCCGACGGAGGACGCGTGAGCTCCTGGTACGTCGCCCCCTCGCTCAACAAGCTCCGCGACCAGATCAACGCGGCGCACCCCGGGCGGGACCGCTCGAGCGACGGCGCGATCGGTGACGCCTCGCACAGCGCGCGCAAGTCCGACCACAACCCCGACTGGAGCGCGGGCGGCGTCGTGCGAGCTCGTGACTTCGACGTCGACGGGATCGACGAGGACGCGATCCTCGCCGGGCTCATCACCGACGACCGCGTCGAGTACCTCATCTTCGACGAGGAGATTTGGACTCGAGGCACCCGGCAGTGGCGCCCGTACAGCGGGGTGAACCCGCACGAGGGCCACTTCCACATCAGCATCCGGCACGGCCGCGCCTTCGAGAACGACACCCGGCCGTGGCTCATCACCCGCCCGGCCCCACCGGCACTACCCACCACGACGGAAGAGGACGACATGCTGTATCTGGTAGGCGACAAGGCACCGGAGGTGTACTCGTTCGACGCCGCGAGCGGGAAGCGTCGCTACGTCCCGCACGCGGAGTACATGGCGGTCACCGCGGCCGGGGTCAAGGTCCACACGATCCCGCAGGCGCGCCTCGACAAGCTCCCGAAGGTCGCGGGCTCCCGGTAGACCCCGCCAGGACGCGAGCAGCGCCATCTAGGACGCACGAAGAAGCGGCCCGGCCCCCCACGGAGGGGGCCGGGCCGCGTTCGTCGCTCCTGGGGGCCTACAGCACCTCGAGCGGAGGACGTTTCGACGGCGGCGGCATGACGCGCACCGCGCCCGTCACGACGTCGAGGATCACGAGCCGCGCCGGGCCCGGCACAAGCTCGAGCTCGAGCGTCGCGTGCCCCGCCTTGCTCGAGGTGCGCCGCGTCGGCATGAGGAACGGACCGCGGAGCACATCGTCGTCGTCGTCGGGCAGCACCCCCGCGTCGACGAGGCCATCGATCAACGGCTTCACCGTCGGCATGATGTTGTGCACGTCGCGCCGCTTCCGCGTCGGCCACATCACCCGCACCACGATCGTCCCCTCGTCGTGCGCACCGAGGACGTAGCCCACCTCGCCAGCCTCCTCCCGCAGATCCGCAGCGATCTTCGCCGCGTCCCGGTAGTGCCGCCGCTTGTTGCTCGTGAGCAGCCGCACGGTCGGGATCTCGAACGTCACCACGAGGCGCTCGCGGCCCCGCCCGCCCGTCGTGACGACCACGGGCGCGCTCATCGTGCGAGCTCCCGTCCACCGACGCCCATCGGGTTCCCCTGACCGCGCCGCAGCGGCACGACGCGCCACGAGCACTCGCACCCGACGACCTCGAGCAGCTCCTCGAGGCTCGAGGCCGCGTCCGGGCAGTCACACAGCGCGAGCGACGAGCCGCAGGCGTCGCACGGCATCACGGGCGGGGTGAGCATGAGCCGCACCTCGCAGCTCACGGCGGAGTGCCGCAGCAGCTCGCGCCGCTCCGGCGTCGTGAGATCGCGCGCCATCATGCACCGTCCCCGAGGATCTCGGCCCGCACGGCATCGGTCCGGTGACGGTCTACGTCGATGGGCCTGTAGATGCGCCCGTACTCGTGCCCACAGAGGCAGACGACATCCTCGCGGCGCATGATGTCGAGACGGTGCGCGTGCAGGACCTTCACGAGCCAGTCCGGGTCGGCGTCGTTCGTCAGGGCAGCGGACAGGGCGTCCCGTGCCGCCTCTCGCAGGACGGCCGGGCGCGGGTAGGAACTGGCGTGGACGTACATGTCCAGCGCCCCTGCGGCCCTGTCGATCGGGGTGCTCATCAGTAGCTCCCCTTCACGGTCACGCGCAGCAGCTCCGCGCCCCGGCGCAGCACGGCGGCCGCCGTCGCGCTGACGTACATGTCCCACGTGAAGTAGCAGTTGCTCGTCCCGAAGATCCACACGTCTCCGGCGCTCGCTGCCTTGCTCTCGACGAGGTAGAACCCGTGGCACCGGCACACCTCCTCCGCGTGCCAGACCCCATCGCGGTCCTCGCGCACGAGCATCCACCTCTCGCTCGCGGTCACCCCTAGACCGGTCTGTCGGTCGTCGTCATCCTGTGCGTGCTGCACCGTGACGATGACGTGATTCATCAGCACCAGTGGATCGATGATGGTCATGCTCGCTCCCCGTCCTCTTCGATCGACGCGAAGATCTCCGCGTCGTGGTTGATCCGGCTGTAGACCTTGGCATTCTTCGGCCCGCGCTCGACCCGCAGGTACGGCTCCGGCCCGCCCGTGAGCGAGTCGAGGGCCACGCGCACCGCCCGGTGATCGTCGGCGGAGGCGCCCACACCCGCGGCCGCCTTGAGCTCCGTCGTGTTCATCCGGACGTCGTAGCTCTCGAACAGCTCGCGCAGCGCGGGCACGAGCGTCGTCGCCCGGTCGCCCGTCGCCGCGACCGTGCGCGACCCCGCTCCCGTGAGCGCGATCCGCCCCGTCGCCGCGTCGTGCTCGAGGCGGTCCTCCGCCAGCAGGCCGAGCCGCCCGAACCCCGACACGAACCGCGCGCCCCCGTAGGCGTCCGGCGCCGACAGCGTGAGCCGCACGATCTGGTGAGCCCAGTCCTCGATCGCGGAGAACCCGCGCGAGTGCTCCCCGGTCCGGCCCGCGTGGCTCACGAGCACGAGCCCGGCCGCCCCGCAGTCCTCGATCGCCCAGCGGTGGAGCTCGTCCAGCCAGGCGCGGCCCGTCTCGTTGTCCCCGTTGCTGAAGCCCATGTAGCCCGCCGCGCTCGAGAACGGGTCGACGACCACGACGGAGGCGCCGTGCGCCCGCACAGCGGCCGCGAGCGCCGCCCGGCCCCTCGGCGTCGCGAGCGGGTTCGCCCGGCCCGCCAGCGACGCGACGAGGACGTCGTCAGGGTGCGTGAGCAGCGCGCGACTGTAGGCGGTGAACTCGCCTCGCGTGAGCTCGTAGTTCAGATAGGCGACGCGGCGCGGCTCGTCGACCGCGAGGCTCCCGAGGAACGGCTCCCCGCTCGTGAGCGACTGGAGAAGGTTGAGAACCAGCGTCGTCTTGCCCGCCTTGAACGGCGCCGTGACGAGCGTCGATCCCCCCGAGGGGAGGACGCTCGCGACGATCGCGGCCTCGTCCGGGTCGGACGACCACACGGCGCTCGCTGCCTCGAACGACCACGCGACGTCGGGCTCGTGTTCCGCCCGCAGCCGCTCCTCCGCGATCCGGCGCGCCTTCGCCCGTGCGTAGTGCTCCTCCGCGAGATCGTGCACCCGCCGCTCCTCGACCGTCATCGCCATGAGATCGATGTGCTTCTGGAGCTTCGCCCGGCGCTCCGGCTCGAGATCCGGGTTCGCGAGGTGCGCGAGGATGTGCGCTCGAGGGTCGTAGTCCGCGGGGCCTGTAGCGGCATCCTGTGCCGTCGTGGTCCGGGTGGCTTCCTCTGCCATCGCGCGGAGCTCGCTGTCGGGGATGAGTGGGACGTCGTGCCAGTCTCTGGGGGCCATCGGGTCATACCTCTCAGTCGGGTCATTCAGTCGTGCGTGCACAACATAGCACTACAGCCGCACAACAGCGCACAGCGCATAACAGGGCTTCCACGCTCCCCCACCGAGTGTGTTGTGCGTTGTGCGTGTCGTACGGAGTAGACACGCAGCGCACAGCACGGCGAGGGGGCGGAGAGCGACAACTCACGTACGGGGCCGGGGAGGACGACGGGGGAAGCGGGGTACAGCTAGGCGTCCCTCGCCAGGGCCTCCCGCACCCGTGCGCACCGCCAGGCGGTCCCATGAGCGGTTCCGGGGCTATGGCTGGGCTCCGGGGGCTACGAGGAGGGGATCGACGGTCTACGGGGCTCACACGACCTCGGGGCCCGTAGCACGAGGATCTGACACACGATGGCTGTATTGTCACCAACCATGGACGAGAACACAGCACCCCACCAGACCCGACGACCGGCCATCCTCGCGGCGCTCGCTGCCTCCTACATCCTCAGCGCCGCAGCTCTCGTCGTCGTGGGCTACGCCTGGGGCCACCAGGACGGCGAGAGCGCCGTGCTCGAGCTCGAGGCACCCGACCGCCTCGAGCTCACATGGGAGACGGATTGGCAGACCGCGCTCACCGAGTGTGCGCACGACCACCCGAGCGACTACGCCGTCGTGCAGCTCGAGCGCCAGGACGACGGCCGCACCGTCGACTACGCCGTCGAGTGCTTCGCCTCCGGCCGCGAGTAGCTCCATGCCGCTCCGATACCGCCTCCTCCTCCGGTTCGTGCTCACGAAGCGCGGGCACACCGTCACGGACCCCGCGTGCTCCGCGTACCGGGCTCCTCGCGAGGGCTCGTGGCTCGACGCCGTCTCGCGCGGGTATGCCTGCCTCGCGTGCTCGCGTCGTCGCCGCCGTCTCGCGGGCCTGGGGTAGCTCATGCCGAAGTACCGCGCACGACGCAGCTCGACGCCGTCGAACGTGTGGAGCGGGAACACCGTGCGCAGCGCACGGGCGCACTGGGCACAGCGGCTCCCGCTCCCGTGCCACCTCTGCCCCGGCATGGTCACCCCCGACCAGGCGTGGGTAGTGGAGCACATGGTCCCCCGCTCGCAGGGGGGAGACCCCCTCGACCGCACGAACCAGTGGGTGTCCCACCGCTCATGCTCCGACCGCAGCGGCGGCGCGTTGCGCCAGCGCTTCCAGCCCACCGGCCCCACCCCACCAGCACCCGTGCACGACGCACCCGTGCTCGACCACACGAACGGCGGACAGACGTGGTGATCGACACGCTCGAGCGCGAGATCTCGACGAGCTCGCGCCCGGTTTTGAGATCGACCGGACAGCCCTTGCCGTCTGCCCCTGACTTTCCCTCTCTCGCC